TCAGGATCCGACGCTCATCGAGCAGCAAGACTACGGCTCGGCACTGGTCCAGATGCGTCGCTTGGTCCGGGCCTTCCGCGATCTCCCGATGCACTTCTTCGCCACGTCGTTGGCCAAGGAAGAGACGGACGTTCGTGAAGGGCTCGTCAAGAAGCCGGCACTATCCGGCTCGTTCGCAGACGAAGTTCTCGGCTTGTTCGAATGCGTGGCCTACCTGGCCCTGATGGACAACGAGGACAAGAGTGTCAGCCGCGTTCTGGTCATGAACAACATGCCCAAGATTCGCGCCAAGACTCGTGTAGCGATGGGCGTGGAGCCGCCGTCGTTACTGCCCGACCCGACCATCGGCTCCTTGCTCGATGCGTTGAACATCACCTAGTCCGTTTCATCCGTTTACATTCGTTCGTTACGAAGAGGAGATTTATCTCATGGCAGGTTTCTCGATCGATTTCAGTCAGGTCAACGAATCGTCGACCCTCGAACCCGGCTTCTATCCTGTGGTCATCGGCAAGGTCGAAGTGAAGGAAGCGAGCGACAAGCAGTCGCTCTACGTGCAGTGGAACCTCACGGTCTCCGAAGGCGAGCACGAAGGCGCTAACATCACCCTCCGGACGTCGTTGAAGACGAACGTTCAGTGGCGCCTCAAGGCGATCATGCGGAGCCTGGGCTTCGCCGTCGATGGCACCATCAACTTCGAAGTGGATCCCGACACGAACATCTTGGTCGAGCCGTCGATGGTCGGCCTGGCTGCGGTGGCCGAGGTCTACAACGAAGAGTACAACGGCAGCATGCGGACGCAGGTCTCCACGATCTACGGCCCGGAAGATCCGGCACTCCGCACCGCTGTTGAAGCGTTCGATCGTGCACAGTCGGCCAAGCCCCTAGTCGTGCAGACGCCGGCCGTTACCGCTCCTAGTGCAGCCGGTGCCAAGCCCGCCGCACGTCCTGCTACTGGCGGCCTCAAGCTCCGCTAGACCCCTTCGACTATTGACCGTGGGCTCCGTAAGGGGCCCCGGTCCTCTTGAGGAGACAAGCGCGTGACAAGCAACACCACATCGTACCCGGACAAGCTCCGAGCTCTCGGCAACAAGGTCTCGGAGTTCGAAGGCTTCGATCGGATCTCGGCCCCGAAGCTCGTGACCAACATCACGTTGAAGTCCGAGGAGCTGATCGCCTTCTGCCCGGTGACCGGACAGCCCGATTTCTACTCCGTTCAGGTGGCCTACCGTCCCGACAAGTGGATCGTCGAGACGAAGACGTTCAAGCTGTATCTCGGCTCGTATCGCGACCAAGGCATCTTCGCCGAGGTGCTGGCCGCGAAGATTGCTTCCGACATCGGCGTCGCACTGGAAGCGAGGGAAGTCATCGTCTACCTCACCCAGAAGGCTCGGGGTGGCGTGACGACCGACGTCATCGCTCATTGGACCAAGAAGGAGGATGGGAATGATCTTCAACCCGGGTAAGGAAAACGCAGTCGTCCTTCTCTCCGGAGGACTTGACTCCACGACCGCATTGGCTTTAGCGGTCGAACGGTTCAAGCACGTGACAGCGTTGTCCGTCAACTACGGCCAGCGTCACGCACGTGAGCTGAAGTCCGCAGCGGACGTGGCCAAGTACTATCACGTCCCTCACGAGGTGCTGGACCTGACGAACGTCGGGAAGCTCTTCAACAACCGCGGCTCGATGTCCTCGCTGCTGAACGGCGCTCCGGTCCCCGAGGGACACTACGCCGAGGACAACATGAAGCAGACGATCGTCCCCAATCGGAACATGATCCTGCTTTCGATCGCGGCAGGTCTGGTTGTGGCCAAGGGCGGCGGTGTTGTCGGTGTAGCCGCTCACGCTGGCGACCACTTCATCTACCCCGATTGTCGTCCCGAGTTCCTCGAGCAGGCGAACTTGGCGCTCCAGGCCGGGAACGACGAAGCAGTCAGTCTGTGGACGCCGTTCATGAACGATTCGAAGGCGGACATCGTCAAGGTCGGCCGTTCGTTGGGAGTGCCGTACCACTTGACTTGGTCGTGCTACAAGGGCGGGGAGAAGCACTGCGGTCGTTGTGGCACCTGCGTTGAACGCATCGAGGCTTTCATCCTCGCCGGCGTCGACGATCCGACCGAATACGAAGAGGGCGGACTGGACTACGCGATCAGTCTGCTCGAAGCGAAGGGAGTGATCTGAGATGTCAGTCGTCGATCCCCTCGTTCTCGATTCGCTACCCCGCATGATCGGGTGGCTGTCGTTGCTGGGCGATCGTGACGTACGTCTTGACGGCAAGCTCGTGACCGACGGGGAGGGAAGGCTCCCCGTCGAGATCACGAACTCGTTCTTCCGTCAGTTCACGTGCGTTGACGGTTGCTTCGTCTGCTGTGCAGTCCTCTCCGTGACACTCGACTACCTAGCCGAGGAGTCGGCCTGGACGACGATGACGGACGATCATCAGGACCTGTTCGACAAGCCCAGAACGATCGACGTCAACGGGCAGAAGATTCTCGTGATGTCGAAGGGCAAGCGACGTGGTCCTCCTCATCAAGCCCGTGAGCAGGATGGCTCACCGTACTGCTCGTTCCTGAAGCCGATCCGTCCCGGCGGTGGTCTGGGTTGCGACCTCTGGCAGACAGGCTCGCCTCTTGGCTGCGCTACGTCCTACAACATGCGTGTCGCCGAGCAGATGAGGAACGACCGCAAGTTCGTCCGGATCACGAAACAGGGGATGTCTCGGTCGTGGCGGTACCACCCGTCACCCGAGTGTGAGTTCCTGATCGTCGACAAGCCCGACATCGAGGAGAACATCAAGCTCTTCGGTCGGCTGATGGAGTGGGCGTCCATTCTCGACTTGACGTCCGCCTTCAAGCGAATGGAGTCGATCGTCGACACGCTCATCACGATCCACCACGAAGGCCAGGTTCCTAATCAGACCTTGATCTTCCCTTAAGTCCGCTCTAAGGCAAAGAGGATATACTAGAAGTATGAAATCCGTAATCATTCCGACGACACCTCACCTCGCTATGTCGACCGGACAACCCTACCACCTGATGCTGAGCCACAACCTAGTCGATCCGGGTCATCGCGACTTCTATCGACAGGAGCGGCAGCGAGGCACCTATCTGATTTTGGATAACTCCGCCCACGAGATGAAGACCGGGGAGAAGATCGAACGTCTCCTCGTTCAAGCATCCCAGGTCGGGGCTTCGGAAGTCGTCCTCCCCGACACGCTCTTCGACGCTGACGCTACGATCGAAGGCTGCAGACGGTCTCTCGAAGCCGTCGGGACGATGATCCAGGTCTCACGTGACACTGACATTCGTGTCAGCCTGCCGAAGTTCATGATCGTCCCTCAAGGCAACACTCCAGAGGAGCTCGTTCGCTGCCTCCAGGAGATGGTCGGGCTAGCTCGACTGTGGATGGACGACTACGACTGCCACAACCAGTTCACCGTCGGCATCTCGAAGGACTACAACGACCTCTGGTGGCCGTGTGGCTGAACGCCGAAGTCCACTTGCTGGGCTGGCCGAATCCGTTGACCATCCTCGAAGAGATCACGACACGGTTCGAACACCGCATCCGATCGACTGACTCGGCTCGACCGTTCACCTTCGCGATGTTCGGGATCGACCTGTCGAGGGACCTCAATGCCGAGTATCCGAAGCGACCGCCAGACTTCTTCAACCAGGCCGTGCCTGACGAGTTCGACGATCTGCTCCGAACGAACATTCGTGTCTATCGAAGCTTGTGTGGAGAGACGTCATGATACCGGGATACGCTGGGTGCGAGAAGTGTCCTCTTCGGGATCGACCGGGGACGAGACCTTCGGGCCCGACCAATGCTAGTCTGGTCGTGATTGGCGAAGCACCTGGCCAGACCGAAGCGAAGAACGGCATCCCATTCGTGGGTCCGTCTGGGAAGCTCCTCCGAGCTTCCCTTCGCTCGGTCGGAGTCGACCCCGATTTCGTCTACATCACGAACACCGTCGCTTGTCACCCCGAGGAGAACGCCACGCCTACCGCTGAGGCGATTGCCTGTTGTCACGATCGTCTGGTTGCCGAGATCGAACACGTCCAACCGAAGAAGATTCTCCTGCTCGGGTCGACAGCTCTGTCACTCCTCGGCCCGAAGCAGTCGGTATCGAGGACGAGAGGGCTCGGACATATGTACAACGGTGCCTTCACGATCGCTACGTACCATCCCGCTGCGATCCTCCGCAACCCCGACCTGTTCAGGGACTTCTCTCACGACCTCCAGAAGCTTGTCTCTCGAACTCGTCCGCAAGAACGATTGATCCCAGAGTACCTCATCGTCGAAGACAAGGTGCAAGGTTCGAACCTCCTCGACCTGATGAGATCGGCTTCGGTCATCTCCTGCGACCTGGAGACGACGGGGACGGATTCGCTTCACGACAAGATCATCGCTATCGGCTTCGGCATCTCAGTCGAGGGCTACGGCGAAATCGGGATCATCTTCCCGAAGGAGATGGTCGAGGTCATGAAGTGGTCGATCTTGACGTTCCTCTCGAACTTCGAGGGCAAGATCGTCTTCCACAACATCAAGTTCGACATGTCGTTCATTCGCGTCTGGGCTGAGAAGATCGACTTCAAGCTGAAGCATCCGGTCGACTCGATGCTGATGGTCTACGCGCAGGACGAACGTGGCATCCCGCAGGAGCAGAAGGGTCAAGCCTACTTCACGGCCGGGCTGAAGGACCAGTCGAGGCTTCGCTACGACATTCCCGACTACCACTGGGACTTCGACGAGTTCTACGCTCTGCCGGAAGACGTCCGCAACTGGGGACAGTTCTACGCCTACCTAGCGATGGACGTCATCTGTACGCTGAAGCTCTACTGGGACCTCTCAGCCGAGCTCGATGGAGAGTCCGAACGTCTGATGCCGTTGGTCGAGAACCTGTTGACACCCGGCGCTCTGGCCTTCTCCCAGATCGAGCTCCGGGGCTTCCCGATCGATCGGGCGTACCTCGAGGTGCTGAAGGTCGAGACGGAGCAACAGGCCCTGGCGATGGTCGAGGAGTTGAAGGTCATGGCTCGTGAGGCGTCTGGTGGGGTCATCAACGATTTCCTCCCGTCGTCCCCGAAGCAGGTTCGCGAGATGGCCAAGGTCTGGAAGTTCAACCCACCGTCGTTCGAGAAGGACGTTCTCCAGGTTGAGATCGAGCTCGGTAAGTGGCCGGACGAGTGCAAGACCTTCTTCTCGAAGCTTCTCGAGTACCGTCAGATCAGCAAGGTGCTCCAGACGTACATCGTCGGCATCTTGACTCGTCTGGGAGAGGACGATCGCATCCATCCCGACTTCCAGATGCACGGAACGGACACCGGACGTCTCAGCTGTCGCAACCCCAATCTGCAGAACATCCCGACCATCATGGGGCCGAAGATCAAGCACGCCTTCATCGCCCCAGAAGGCTGGAAGCTGTTCAACTGTGACTACTCGCAGCTGGAGCTTCGTGTGGCAGCTTGGTTCTCTCGTGACGATGCTTTGATGGAGGCCTTCCGAACAGGTCGTGACATCCACCGATGGGTCGCCTCGCTGATGTTCAAAAAGCCGATGGATCAGATCACGAGCTTCGAACGTTACTTGGCGAAGTATCTGGACTTCGGACTGCTGTACGGACGATCTGCTCGAGGTCTTCTCGAGGGCATGGAAGCGACCTACATCATCAAGACGACCGGCAAGGCGATGACCGAGAAGGAGGCGGACGCTCTCCAGAAGGACTTCTTCGACGCCTTCCCCGGGCTCGTGAAGTACATCAACAACCAGCATCGCTTCGTCAATGCGAACCTGTTCGTCGAGAGCCCGACCGGACGACGTCGACGATTCCCATTCGTGGATAATCGGTCGCGTGGGTCGATGGAACGGAAGTCGGTCAACACGCCGATCCAGTCCTTCGCTTCCGACTGCACCTTGACGGCGATCATTCGTCTAGTCGAGATCCTCGACCCCTCGTACGCTTACGTGGTCTCGTCCGTGCATGACTCGATCATGCTCCTGGTTCGTGACGACTACGTCGATGCGGTGAAGGAGGTCGTTCATCAGGTCATGTCGACACCCCCGATCGCTGGGTTCGATGTTCCGCTAAAGGCCGAGATCGCAGTCGGGCAGCGCTGGTCTCAAATGAAAGACTAGTCTCCGGCTAATCCGTCTCTAATCTTGGTCCGTTACACTTAGTGTGGAGGTGATCATATGAGATCAGCAATCGACGTTAGCGATGGAGCCCACCTGAAGGTGATCGAGCTCTATCCGGCAGTGCAGGGCGAAGGCACCCTCGTTGGCGTGCCCTCGACCTTCGTTCGTCTGGCCGGCTGTACGGTCGGCTGTGAGTGGTGCGATACGAAGTACTCGTGGAAGGCTGCGCAAGGGACGGAGTACACCCCGACCGAGCTGGTGAACGAGATCATCGGCAAGACGACCCATCGTCATGTGGTCGTGACGGGTGGGGAGCCGCTGGAGCACCCGATGCCTTTGCTCATGGAGGTGATCCGCAGTCTTCAGCAGCGTCACTATCACGTGACGGTCGAGACGTCCGGAATGGGCGTACCGTCCGATACGCCGCTGAACTTCCGTCCGCGAGGCATCCTGTGGTCGGTGTCGCCGAAGCTCCCATCCTCGAAGACGCAGAAGCCCTTCCCGAACCTGAAGGAGTGGGTCGAGTATGCGACGGAGATGGAGCACGGCATCCAGTTGAAGTTCGTCATCAGCGACTCGGCGGATCTGCTGTTCGTCCAAGAGCAGCTGAACAGTCAGCTTCGCAAGGCTCTCCCGAAGGCGATGGTCGACATCATCTTCCAAGTCTGCACTCCTGTCGAGAAGGGCCAGTCGGACGAGGTCTTGAAGGCCGAGATTCTCGACCAGCTGAAGGAGCTGCAGGAGGCGATCACCGAGCACTTCCCCTTCTCTGAGCTGCTCGACGTAGCGGCCCCGTATCGGATTCGCGTTCTGCCTCAGCTGCATGCTTTGATCTACGGACGTCGCCGAGGCATCTGATGCAGGACATTTACGCACCGACTTGGCTCGAAGCGTCGAAGATCCGCGATGCAGTCTGTCGACAGGATCCAGACGCTCTCGATCGGACCCTTCGGGGGATGCTAGTGCATATGCCGGGGCCGATCTTGGACATCATCCGCTACCTGCCGTTCCCGACTGGCCTCGACCAGGGCTCCGTAGCTATCCAAGGCGTGAGGTTCGAGTGGAATCACGTCACCAACCGCTTGGAGAGAGTATGACGAACGTTATCAACTTGAAGCCCGACACGCTCGACGTCATCG